GAACTAGAAGTTTCCGAGTGGTTCGCCAATCGGTCCCTCGTATGTTCGCCACCCGAAATCTCCAATGACACCTGTTCCTCAAAAACGTCAAAGGAGTACTTCATGCCAGCAACGGCAACCTCACTCACCCGATCGACCCAAGAGGCGATCAACACCCTGTCACCCGGAGATCGCCGGGTGCTCAACGAAAACGAACTGGCTCAGCGCTGGGGCATCAGCCCCAAAACACTTCAGCGCTGGCGCTGCGAAGGTCGTGGTCCCAAGTATCTGAAATTGTCTAAGCGCGTAAGTTATGCGCTCGAGATGATTTTGGATTTCGAGAAGAACGCTCTGCACGTTTCGACGTCTGAGCGCGCGACGGCTTGAAGGGAGGACAGAGATGAACGACTTGTCCATTTTCCCTGCCGACATCGCTGAGATGTCTGTTTCCCAGCTGGCCAACCTACCTGCGCAGCAACTGGTGGAGGTCGATACCAATTTGGATCAGGCCATTGCCTGGCTCAAAGCGGCTCGCACAAAACTGGATGGCGCTCTGGACCAACGCTTCGGTGCGCAGGGCCGCGAGAGCCTCAACGCTTCAGGGCGTGATTTCGGAACCGCGCACGTCAAAGCCGATGGCTTGCACGTGAAGTTTGATCTGCCCAAGAAAGTCTCATGGGATCAGAAGAAGCTCAAGACCATTGCCGAGCGCATCGTCGCCTCCGGTGAAACCGTGGAGAGCTATCTCGACGTCAAGTTGTCGGTGCCTGAATCCCGGTACACGAACTGGCCCCCTGCATTGCAGCAGCAATTCGCCGACGCCCGCACGGTCGAGGCAGGCAAGCCCTCTTTCCACATTTCCCCTGAATCGGAGGTCTGATCATGAATCAGCAACTTGCTCCATTTGATTTCGAAGGCCGCCAAGTTCGCATCATCACCGATGCACAAGGTGAACCATGGTTTGTAGCAGCCGATGTGCTGTCGACGATCAGCCTTGATCGTAAGGCGCTTGAACGTCTTGATGACGACGAAAAGGGTGTGAACTCAATTCACACCCCTGGTGGCATTCAAGAAATGACCACGGTCAACGAACCCGGTCTTTATGCCCTCGTTTTTGGCAGCCGAAAAGCCGAAGCCAAACGCTTTAAGCGTTGGGTCACGCATGAGGTTCTGCCCGCCATCCGCAAGACCGGCTCTTATGCCGTGCCAGCGATGGCTTCTTTGCCCGCACCTACTCAAGACCGAGTTACCTCACTGCTTCTGATTGGTCAGGCAGTGGCCAAGGTGCCAGGGGTGAAGGCTGGCATTGCCATGGCGGCCACGCTGACCTGCATCCATGAGAACACCGGACTGACCATCGAGACCTTGCGTCGTGCCCTGCCTGCAGCCAACGAGCCGATCTGTTCCTTGAATGCCACGCAACTGGGCAAGCTGGTCGGGCTGTCTGCCAAGACAACCAACCTGCGTTTGGCCAACCTGGGACTTCAGGTACGCAATGAGCGTGATGAGTGGGAATTGACCGAGTCTGGTGAAGCGTGGGCGGAAGCGATGCCGTACTCGCGCAATGGCCATAGCGGTTACCAGATCCTCTGGAATCCGAGCGTTGCTCAAGAACTGCGTGAGGTGGCGTGATGGGACTTCCAATCATTACCGCCGACCAACGCATGCGCGAGAAAAAGGGCGTGAAGCTGGTTCTGCTCGGCAAGAGTGGCATCGGAAAAACCACCCAGCTCAAGACACTGCCTGAAGACAAGACCTTGTTCGTTGATCTTGAGGCGGGAGACCTCGCTGTCAAAGACTGGCGCGGTGACTGCGTGCGACCAACCACTTGGCCAGAGTTCCGCGACCTGGTCGTGTTCTTGGCCGGACCCAATCCTGCGCTGCCTCCTGAGGCTCCGTATTCGCAGGCGCACTACGCGCATGTTTGCGAACAGTTCGGTGACCCTGCTCAGTTGGCCAAGTACGACTGCTACTTCGTCGACAGCATCACAGTGCTGGCGCGTTTGGCGCTCATCTGGGCGAAGACACAGCCACAGGCAGTTTCTGACCGTACAGGCAAGCCAGACACCCGTGGTGCGTATGGATTGCTCGGCTCAGAAATGCTGGGTGCCCTCATGCACCTGCAGCACGCACGTGGCAAGAACGTCGTGTTTGTGGCCATCCTGGATGAACGACTCGACGACTTCAATCGCAAGGTTTTTGTACCGCAGATCGAAGGCTCCAAGACAGCAGCTGAGTTGCCTGGAATCGTCGATGAAGTTGTGACGCTGGCCGAGATCAAGGCCGAAGACGGTGCGTCCTATCGCGCGTTCGTCACGCACACGCTCAACCCCTATGGCTTCCCTGCCAAAGACCGTTCGGGCCAGCTCGAAATGCTCGAACCCCCAAACCTGCTCGCACTCATCGAAAAGTGCGCTGCTGCAACCCAACCTCAAAACAACAAGGAGTAAACCATGTCCGCTTGGAACGATTTCAACGATGCCGAACAACAACAATCTTTTGACCTGATCCCCAAGGGCACGGTGGCTCCGGTGCGCATGACGATCAAACCCGGTGGCCACGATGATGCGGCTCAGGGCTGGACCGGTGGCTATGCAACTCAGAGCTTTGAAACCGGGAGCATATTTCTGGCTTGCGAGTTCGTGATCTTGGACGGCGAATATGCCCGTCGCAAGATGTGGTCGAACGTTGGTCTGCAAAGTAACAAAGGTCCTGCTTGGGGAAACATGGGGCGCACCTTCATCCGTGCAGTGCTCAACTCCTCGCGCAACATCTCGCCGCAAGACAACTCTGCCCAAGCGTCAGCGGCGCGTCGCATTCAAGGTTTTCACGAGCTCGATGGTATTGAGTTTATGGCCCGCATCGATGTCGAGAAGGACGGTCGCGGGGAATTGCGCAACGTGGTGAAGATTGCCGTGGAGCCTGGTGAACCCGGCTACTCGTCCTCGGGAGCACCAGCAGTTCAGCGTCCTGCTGCTACCTATCAAGCCCCTCCCGCCAGCAGCGCTCCAGCCAACAGTTCTGCAGCTCAGGCTCAACGCGCACCTGTCTCGGGCAAGCCGAGCTGGGCTCAGTAAGGGGGGGGCAATGAAATGCTGGGTCTGCAACAGACAGGCCCGGGGTTTCGGCCACACCGACAACCGTCACGGTGTGGGCAATCCCCGGCGCTACCCAATCGACTGGGTTTTCTGCTCGAAAAAATGTCAGGACGTCTTCCATGCGATGTACGGGAACTGGCAGCGCGTCCTCGATGGGCGAATCGATATCAAGGAGGTCAACATGATCGATCCCTCTGATATTGAACTGGCCTCAATGAAGAAGTGCCTCAAGGCATTCGGTGAGTCAGCTGGCGAGATTGGTTTTGCCAAACCCCTGGGCGATTACTCGGAAGAAGAGGCACTGCACGTCATCGATGCCATCGTGACGTGCTGGACCGATGCCATGCTGGCGCACCACGAGCAGTCGAAGTTTCCACCTGTGCGTGGAATGCAGCCAACGCCCGACCCTCTGGCACACCCGTTTGCCGACATGGAGGATGACTTGCCCTGGGTGGTTGAAGGAGAGAAGAAATGATGGACTTCAATTCCTCCTCCAGCATCTCGGGTCAGGTCAGCGCGCTGATCGATGCGGGATTGCAAAAACGTCAAGCTGAGCAGCGCCCACGAACTTACCTCGGGGCGTCCCGTTTGGGTGTCTCCTGTGAACGGGCATTGCAATACGAATTTGCAAAGGCCCCTGTAGATCCTGGTCGTGAGCATCCAGGTCGACTGCTTCGCATTTTCGAGCGCGGCCATCTATCTGAAGACAGCATGATTCAGTGGCTTCGCGACGCAGGTTTTGATCTGCGAACGACTAAGGCTAATGGCGATCAGTTCGGATTTTCTGCACTGGACGGTCGACTGGCTGGTCACATCGATGGCGTGATCGTCGACGGTCCCGATGGCTTCAAGTATCCCGCCTTGTGGGAGAACAAGTGCCTCGGTTCTAAGTCGTGGCGCGATCTTGAGAAGAACAAGCTGGCCATCTCCAAGCCGATTTATCACGCTCAGGTGGTGCTTTATCAAGCCTATCTCGAGCTGCATGAGAACCCTGCGGTTTTCACGGCGGTGAACGCCGACACCATGGAGATCTACACAGAGCTCGTGCCCTTTGATGCGGCACTAGCGCAGCGCATGTCAGACCGTGCGCTCAAGGTGATCTCTGCAACCGACGCGGGCGAACTGCTCGTTCGTGCCTATCAAGACCCCACTCATTTTGAATGCCGGATGTGCGCATGGCAGGACCGGTGCTGGAGACAAAGCAATGACGGACGTTAATCAAATCCTCACCGAAAGACTGGTCGACGCACGCGAGGCAGCGTACTGCTTGAAAGTGCCCATCTACCTGCTCACCCATCCCAAAGAGCGCGAGCGCCTTGGCTTGCCGCATTACCGCGTCGGCAAGATGGTCCGCTTCAAGGTGAGCGAGTTGATGGCTTGGATGCAAGCGAAGGCAGAAGAAGAGGCGAAGGGAGAGTCCTCGGATGCTTGATTTCAATGACAACGACTCAACTGCGCCAAAAGACACAGACTTCACTCGTGAGCAGTTGCGTGCGTCGCTGATCGACCGCTTGGAATCAGTGCTGAGCACTCTGTTTCCCGCTGGCAAGAAGCGCCGTGGCAAGTTCCTGATGGGCGACGTCTTGGGCAGCCCCGGCGACAGCCTGGAGGTTGTCCTTGATGGTGAGAAAGCTGGACTCTGGACTGATCGCGCCACAGGTGACGGTGGGGATGTATTTGGCTTGATTGCAACTTACCTTGGTGCGGACGTTCAATCCGACTTTCCTCGGGTGTTGGACTACGCGGCGGATCTGGTTGGCCAGGCCGTACCGACCCAATCCCGTAAAGCCAAGAAAGAAGCTCCGGTCGACGAGTTGGGACCAGCCACGGCCAAGTGGGATTACTTTGACCCCGCCGGTCATCTGATCGCTGTGGTCTATCGCTATGACCCGCCTGGGGGCAAGAAGGAATTCCGTCCATGGGACGCTAAGCGTCGCAAGATGGCTCCACCCGATCCCCGCCCCCTGTTCAACCAACCGGGATTAGTCATTGCCGAGCGAGTGATCTTGGTTGAGGGTGAAAAGTGTGCGCAGGCATTGATTGCCGCAGGCATCACAGCCACGACTGCCATGCATGGAGCCAATGCTCCTGTGGACAAAACCGACTGGTCACCTCTTGCCGGTAAATCCGTTCTGATCTGGCCCGACAGAGACAAGCCAGGCTGGGAGTACGCCATGGCGGCGGCGCAAGCTGTCCTGGATGCGGGTGCGCATTCCTGCGATGTGCTCTTGCCGCCCGATGACAAGGCTGATGGCTGGGACGCTGCCGATGCACTGGCCGAGGGCTTTGATGTGACCACGTTCATTGCCTCTGGGCCGCGCATGTGCGTGAAGACTACCAAGGCCATGACGTCGCAGGACGCCACGGTCTGGGCGACCGATGATGCATTGACGCTGGCGTTCACGTCTCGCTATGCAGACGAGTGGCGCTATTGCGCGGCTTGGGGGAAGTGGTTGGTATGGACTGGTTGCCGCTGGCAGCCCGATGAGACCTTGATGTCCCATCACCTCATTCGCGCCATCTGCCGTGAGGCCGCACTCAAAGTGGACTCGCATCGCCTGGCGGCCAAGTTGCTCGCCAGTAGCACAGTGGGTGGTGTCGATCGCATGGCCAGGTCCGATCGCCGCCATGCATCCACCACTGAGGAGTGGGACGCAGATCTGTTCTTGCTCAACACCCCCGGTGGTGTGGTGAACCTCAAGGTGGGCGTCACGCGTCCGCACGACCGTGCAGACCGCATGACCAAGATTGCGACGGCCACCCCAAAGGGGGACTGTCCCCAGTGGAAAGCGTTCTTGAACGACGTGACCGGCGGCGACCTGCTTTTGCAGGAGTACTTGCAACGCATGGCGGGGTACTGCCTGACCGGGGCAACCAGTGCCCACGCCTTGTTCTTCCTGTACGGAACCGGCGCGAACGGCAAGTCGGTGTTCGTCAATACCTTGTCCAGCATCTTGGGCGACTACGCCACCAGCGCACCCATGGACACCTTCATGGATGCCCGGGGCGATCGTCACCCGACCGACCTGGCCGGTCTGCGCGGCGCACGCTTTGTCGCGTCAGTGGAAACCGAGCAGGGCAGGCGCTGGAACGAGTCGAAGGTCAAAGCCATCACGGGTGGTGACAAGGTGTCTGCTCGCTTCATGCGACAGGACTTCTTCGAGTACATCCCGCAGTTCAAGCTGTTGATTGCGGGCAACCACAAGCCCTCGATCCGCAACGTGGACGAAGCCATGAAGCGGCGTCTGCACCTTATCCCTTTCACTGTGACGATCCCGCCCGAAAGGCGTGACGGCAAGCTGACCGAGAAACTGTACGCGGAACGTGACGGTATTTTGGCCTGGGCGGTTGAAGGGTGTCTCGCGTGGCAACGCGATGGCCTGCGCCCACCTGAGTGCGTTGTCTCGGCAACCGAGGAGTATTTCGAAGCGGAAGACGCCCTGGGCCAGTGGATCGAAGAGCGTTGCATTTTGAGCAAGACCCATCGCGAAGGCGTATCGAATCTGTTCACTGATTGGCGCGAGTGGGCAGAGCGTGCTGGCGAGTACGTGGGCTCGATCAAGCGGTTCTCAGAGCTGATGTCGACCCGTAAGTTCGAGAAATGCCGACTGCATGGCGGTGCACGCGCAATCGCGGGCATCAGTCTACGACCTAAGCCTCATAGCGGTGGCGGCTATCCATACCAAGACGATTGAACCAAACCATGGTGACGGATTTGACAGTCTTACTGATTAACCCCTCACGCGTGCGCGCACACACACGATAGAGGAATAACCGTGAAACCTGTCCAACCCGTCACCCGAACAAATTCTGGAGATGAAATGAACATGACGATTCTTGCCCTGGACCTGGGCACAACGACTGGCTGGGCCTTGATGGGTGCAGACGGTCAGATCACAAGCGGCAGTCAATCCTTCAAGCCTCAACGCTTCGAAGGTGGTGGCATGCGGTTCCTCAAATTCAAACGCTGGCTCACGGACGTGAAGCAATGCACCACAGGGATTGACCTGGTCGTATTTGAAGAAATACGCAGGCATGTGGGCGTGGATGCTGCCCATGCATACGGTGGCTTCATGGGACAACTGACCGCCTGGTGTGAGCACCATCAGATTCCCTACGAAGGCATCCCTGTGGGCACGATCAAAAAGCACGCGACCGGCAAAGGCAACGCAGGCAAGGACGAGATGATCGCAAGCGTTCAAGCACGCGGCCACCAACCTGCAGACGATAACGAAGCAGATGCGATTGCTCTGGTCTACCTGGCCCGTGATCGTCAGAAGACACAGGAGGTGTGAGATGAAAGTCCCAGCACAACCGTATCGCTGCGCTCTTGGAAAAGTGCAACCTGTCGTGACCGATCTGGATGCCGTCAAGCGTTCAGGCTGGCGCGAGCAACACATCCTGGTCGTGTCAGATCAAGACGAGCGACTGGACTTCCTCGAGCGTGAGTTCATTCGCCGCATTGGTGAACGCCTCTACGGTCCAGGAGGCAAGCATGGCTAAGACGATCACCATCTGGACTGTTGACGATGTAGCCGCACGTTTTAGCGATGCAGCTCACACGTCGTATCGCTTGCCACCTGTGCGAGTTCAGGGGTATGCCAGCCCCTGGATGAGCTTGGCCATGCAAGTGCCCAATCGCTACCCTGATCCCGAACGTGTTTACCGCCCCATGCCACCCGGTCCTGAGGCAGTGGAACGCATGCTTGAGACCATGCGCTGGGTTCAGTGGTTGGAGGAAGAGCAACGCCATCTGGTGTGGATGCGGGCCAAGCGTTACGAGTGGCATCAAATCGGCAGACGCTTTGCTTGTGATCGCAACACTGCAGCCAGGCGTTGGAAGAAGGCCATGCAACTGGTGGCCGACAACCTCAACGGGTCATTCAACTCATGCGCGGAAATTGGCGTGAATTGATTGGAATGGTGGCGTGTGTGGGTGCATCTGAGGCAATGAGCGACTTTACCCAGTGCAGCATTTCGAGCCATTTGAGCGTACATTTTCAGCTATGGTGTGGAAAGGAGTGCAGGCCACTCCCTCCATACAAATTTCTGGGTCCTTCCTTGCCAAATCCCTATGCGGGGGGCAAAGGCCCGAGATTTCGATAGCGACAGATTGAAAAACCGGGTTTGCAGTTCGCACCGGGTTTGCACCTCCCCCTCACCCCCCCCAAGGACTTTATGACTCCCGAGATCAGAATGATCGCGGTGGATTCGCTCATCCCTTATGCGCGAAACGCCCGCACACACAGCGACGGCCAGGTGGCTCAAATTGCAGCATCCATTGCGGAGTTTGGTTTCACCAACCCGATCCTGTCGGATGGCGAGCGCGGAGTGATTGCTGGGCATGGCCGTTTGATGGCTGCTCGCAAGCTGGGACTCACAGAAGTGCCTGTGATCGAGTTGGCGCATCTGACACCCACCCAGAAGAAGGCCTATATCCTGGCCGACAACCGGATTGCCGAAAACGCAGGCTGGGATGAAGAGCTTCTGAAACTTGAGCTGGCTGAGCTGCAGGCCGCCGAGTACGACCTGGACCTGATGGGTTTTAGTGATGAGGAAATCGACAAGCTGCTCAATGGCGATGAACAAAGCGATGGTCTGACCGACGAAGACGCAGTACCGGAAACCCCAGTAGAACCGACCTCAAAGCCGGGCGACCTGTGGATCCTCGGCAACCATCGCTTGCTTTGCGGAGACTCCACGGTCCTGACGGACGTGGAGCGCCTGATGGATGGCCAACTGGCTGACATGGCTTTCACCGATCCACCCTACAACGTGGACTATGGCAACAGCGCCAAGGACAAGATGCGAGGCAAAGACCGACGCATCCTCAACGATGCCTTGGGTGATGGCTTCTACCAATTTCTCTATGACGCCTGCGTCAACCTGCTGGTGGTTACCAAGGGTGCGTGCTACGTGTGCATGAGTTCATCGGAGCTGCACACCTTGCAAAAGGCCTGGCTGGATGCTGGCGGCAAGTGGTCGACTTTCGTGATTTGGGCCAAGAACACTTTCACGCTGGGCAGAGCTGATTACCAACGCCAGTACGAGCCGATCTTGTACGGCTGGAAGCAGGGCACCGATCACTTCTGGTGTGGCGACCGAGACCAGGCAGATGTCTGGTTCTACAACAAGCCGCGCGTCAACGATCTGCACCCGACCATGAAACCAGTCGAGCTGGTTGAGCGAGCCATTCGCAATTCGTCCAAGAGCCGCGATGTCGTTCTAGATCTATTTGGTGGCTCCGGAACTACTTTGATTGCGTGCGAGAAGACGGGGCGTCAAGCTCGGTTGATTGAACTGGATCCGAAGTTCGTCGACGTGATCGTCAAACGCTGGGAAGACTACACCGGCAAGAAAGCCGTTCGAGAAAACGGTGGCTCAGAACTGGAGCAGGCACCACAGGCCAATGAGCAAGAGGCGGTGGATCAGGCGCAGTCTTGATCAATTCCGCTTTGGATCACAAACCCGGTGAGGTATGGCAGCCCTTTGGGGATGCCGTAGCTGCGCTGAGTCAAGCGCCCAATTTTCCAACTCATCCATTTCACTACGGCCTTAGCGACGGCCTTGTGCATGTCATGGCTATTCAATAAGGCGTCTTGCACCGAATCGGCGAAGTGACGGCCATGGCTGCTATCCAGAAACACGCGGATAGATTCAAGCGGCTCACCGGTGGCATTGGATATTTGCGCCATGGCAATGGGCCAGGCAATGCTGGCGTGTCCGCCCATAGTTCCCCAAAAGCCCCACGACTCGTTTTCAGAGGCGGGGATTTTGACGAAGTCATTTGCTTGTGAAGATCGCATGGCTCAACCCAATCGTGCAACGTAGCGTGGGTAATCCCCGCCAGATGGATCGATGAACAGGTAGGGGCGACCGGGCGCTTGAACTTGGACGCATAAGCGCCCTTGTCCCAAGTAGCCGCCCTTGCCCTTTAGCCAGTCGCGCGACTTGAAGAGGTTCATCGCGAATCCGTCGAACTCTTCGGGTTCCATCTCACGGATCTCGGTGACGTAGACGATGTAATCGCCGCTGCCTGCGATGTCGTTGATGTCGCTGGGTTTGCGTCCGAAGGGCAAGCGGATGCTCAGCTCTTGAACCTCCATTTCCTGGCCGTCGAAATTCACGGTCAAGGGTTTGCAGTCGATGTTGAGGGTGATGTTTTTCATGTGAACCTCAGGCGATGCGGTAGGTGCGTTGTTGGCCATCGGTTTTCTCAGAAGCGATGCTCAAGCCGAGCTTCTTTTTCAGGGCTCCGGCCATGCAGCCCCTGACCGTGTGCTGTTGCCACCCTGTGGCCTCAACCATCTGCTCGAGCGTTGCCCCCTCCGGACGCTGGAGCAATTCGATCAGGGTGGCCTGCTTGGTGCCCTCTCGTTTGGAGGGGGTTGCCTTGACCTCGATCGCAATGCCAAGGGCGCTGTGCCCTGCGTCGGTGATTGCAAATTGCGTGGTGCCGTCCTCGGCTTGGCTGTGAGCAGTAATGAGATTGGCGTTGGCTAGGGATGTCAAAACCTTAAGCCGCGCACCCCCTTTGAGATTGGCCGGGAAGTCGGTCAGCAAGTGCTCTGGATGCTGGGCCGCTGCGGTGAGCAGATTGGTTTGGGTCTCGGAGAGTTTCATGGTTTTTCCTTTAAAAAAATGGTGATGTGATGAACGCTTCATTCCGCTCGCTTATCAAGCGATTTCTGAATCTTTTTTCTTCCCCTGTGGCTTCTTCGTCTGCGCCTTCTGGCCAGCTTGATAAGCCGCTTGCAGAGCAGCCTCAATTCCCCAAACCGACACGTCGTGAAAGTCCAGCCGGTCCGAATGCTGCGTCTGCAGCGTCTGGACAAAAAGGTGCTCGCGTGCGATCTGCTCCAAAAGGCAAGAAGGCGCGTTGATGGCGTTGGTGGTTTTCTTGTGGTTCATGCGGCGCTCCAAAAAACGTTGATTGATGACCGTATGAACGCTTCATTTCCGAACAACATCAAGTCAATTTCTTAGCCAGACTCTTTCACTTGGGTATGACCGATCGACTCTCAATTCGGGCCTATGCGCGCCACCGAGGGGTGTCCGATACGGCGGTGCGCAAGGCCATCGAGGCCGGGCGGATCACCCCCAACGCAGACGGCACGATCAATGCGGCGCAGGCCGATGCTCAATGGAGCAAAAACACAGATGCCACGCAGCAGCGGGGCAAACACAAGCCCGTCTCCAATGAGGCGATTGCGGGAATACGGGAAACGCTGGGTGAATCAGCGGGCGCGTTTGAACCCAAAGGCGGTGGCACCACCTTGCTGCAGGCCAAGACCGCCAATGAGGTGCTCAAGGCGCAGACCAACCGGGTGCGACTGGCCCGACTTAAGGGTGAGCTGATCAATCGTGACCAGGCTATCGCCCACGTATTCAAGATGGCGCGATCTGAGCGCGATGCCTGGTTGAACTGGCCAGCCCGCGTGGCTGCACAGATGGCTGCCGACCTCAATACCGACGGGCATACCTTGCATGTACTGCTGGAAAAAGCCGTGCGCAATCACTTGATCGAGCTGGGTGATTTGGCTGTCCGATTGGATTGAGCCCTGCTCGAGACTCGAGGCTTTACGGAATACAGGAATGTGTTGGAACACTATGACGGATTTGATGCCATCGCCGAGGCGTGGCGTGAGGGGCTCACGCCCGACCCACTGCTGACCGTGTCTGAATGGGCGGATCAGTACCGAGTGCTCTCGGGAAAGTCGGCCTCGGAGCCGGGCAAGTGGCGAACCAATCGCACGCCTTATCTCAAGGAGATCATGGACTGTCTCTCGCCGACATCACCCGTCGAGCGGGTGGTGTTCATGAAAGGCGCGCAGGTCGGCGGCACGGAGTGCGGCAACAACTGGATTGGCTATGTCATCCATTTGGCCCCTGGTCCCATGATGGCTGTTGCGCCGACGGTCGAGATGGCCAAGCGCAACTCCAAACAGCGGATTGATCCACTGATCGAAGAAAGCCCGACGCTCTCTAGTTTGATCGCACCCGCACGGGCGCGCGATTCTGGAAACACCATCCTGGGTAAAGAGTTCCGTGGCGGCGTGCTGGTGATGACAGGCGCAAACAGCGCCGTGGGTCTGCGCTCAATGCCAGTGCGCTATTTGTTTCTCGACGAAGTTGACGGCTACCCGGGTGACGTTGAAGGAGAAGGTGATGCGATTGCACTGGCTGAGGCTCGAACCCGAACCTTTGCACGCAGAAAGATTTTCATCGTCTCGACGCCAACAATTTCTGGAACGTCGCGCATTGAGCGCGAGTACGAGCAAACAGACCAGCGACAGTTCATGGTCCCGTGCCCGCACTGCGACCACGAACAAGTCTTGGCTTTCGAACGATTGATCTGGGAAAAAGGACTGCCCGAGACGGCGCACTACAAGTGCAAGTCGTGCGAGCAGCCCATTTACGAATACCAAAAGACCGAGATGCTCGAGCGAGGACGGTGGCAGTCATCGATTCCGGATTACGTTGGCAAAACAGTGGGGTTTCACTTGTCCAGCTTGTACAGCCCGGTGGGTTGGCGCAGTTGGGCTGACATCGCTGCAGCCTGGGAAGCGGCGCAAGGATCTGCAACTGCCTTGAAAGCATTCAAAAACACAGAGCTGGGCGAGACCTGGGTCGAGCAAGGCGAAACCCCCGAATGGGAGCGTTTGCTGGAGCGACGTGAGGACTACCGAATCGGCACCGTCCCACTGGGGGCGGCTTTGCTGTGCGCCGGGGTGGACGTTCAGAAGGACCGCATCGAGGTTTCAGTCTGGGCATTCGGTCGGGGCAAAGAGGCGTGGCTGGTTGAGCACCGAGTGCTGGCCGGTGACACCTCCCGCGATACGGTCTGGCAGCGGCTTCGTGAAATGCTCGATGAGTCCTGGACGCATGCGTCTGGGGTGCAGTTACGTCTGAGTCGCATCGGCCTGGATACAGGATATGCCACCCAAGAGGCCTATGCCTTCGTGCGCAAGATGCGTGACTCTCGGCTGCTACCCATGAAGGGTGTGGCCCGTGGTGCTGCACTTGTCGGGTTGCCGACCGCTGTGGACATGACTGCGGGCGGCAAGAAGCTGCGCCGGGGCGTTCGTGTCTATTCAGTTGTTGGTGGCATTGCCAAGCTGGAGTTCTACAACCATCTGCGCAAAACCATGGAAGTGACCGAGGACGGTGAGATCCTGTATCCCGCTGGGTACGTCCACTTGCCCAAGGTCGATGTCGAGTTCGTGCAGCAGTTGTGTTCAGAGCAATTGGTCACGCGCAGAGACCGCAACGGTTATCCAGTGCGTGAATGGCAAAAGATCCGCGAACGCAATGAGGCACTTGACTGCTACGTTTATGCACGGGCAGCAGCGAGCCTCGCTGGTCTTGACCGATACGAGGAGCGGCATTGGCGCGAATTGGAAAAACCTCTAGGTGTTACAGGGCCACCTGAAGACGCCCAATCAACCAAGCAAGAAGCCACCCCCAGCGGTGGCTTTGTTGTTTCTAAAGGACCACAACGCGGTAGGCGCTTGATTCGCAGCCGGTGGATGAACTGATGACGACCTATACCAAAGAGCATGCACAAGCGCTGCGAGAAGCCATTGCCAGTGGTGAACATCGGGTGACGTACGACGGTAAAACGATCGAGTACCGAACTGTTTCCGATCTCAAACTGGCCTTGGCAGAGGTAGAAGCCGCGCTGGCATCCGACAGCGGCAAAACCAAGACCCGTCAAATCCGGGTCACCACATCTAAAGGGTTCTGACATGGCCTTTTGGAAAAAACTCACGGCCTATGTGGGCTGGAATTCCGTTCACGAGGCTGCTGGCTCAGGTCGCAGGTCTCGTGTTTGGAATCCTGGTGATCCGGGAGCTGTCTCGGCGATGCTGGCCACGGGCAACCAACTGCGGGTCAAGTCTCGGGATCTGGTGCGCAGAAACGCCTGGGCGGCCAATGCGGTCGACAGCTTTGTCTCCAATGCCATCGGCACGGGGATCAAGCCGCAATCCTTGGTGGATGACCCCAAGTTCCGGGAGAAGGTTCATGCGTTGTGGTGGCAGTGGGTGGAGGAAGCAGACAGCAACAACCTCACCGATTTCTACGGCCTGCAGTCACTTGCATGTCGGGCGATGGTTGAGGGTGGCGAATGCCTGATCCGCATCCGCAATCGACGACAGGAAGATGGCCTGAGTGTGCCGATCCAGTTGCAGATTCTGGAGCCCGAGCACCTGCCTTTGAACCTGAACACGATCAGTGCATCGGGCAACCAAATCCGTAGCGGTATCGAGTTTGATGCCCTTGGGCGTCGGGTTGCCTACCACCTGTACCGCGAGCATCCGGGTGATCCGAGCTTGACGGTCAATGGCAACGATCTGGTGCCAGTCCCAGCTGAGGAGATCGTCCATCTGTTTCGCCCCCTGCGACCTGGACAGATTCGCGGAGAGCCCTGGCTATCGCGGGCCTTGGTCAAGCTCAATGAGCTCGACCAGTACGACGACGCAGAGTTGGTTCGTAAAAAGACGGCGGCCATGTTCGCTGGCTTTATCACGCGTCAATCACCCGAAGACCAACTGCTGGGCGAAGGTGAAGCGGATGAAATGGGCGTGGCCATGACGGGTTTGGAGCCGGGCACCTTGCAAGTCCTGGAGCCTGGTGAGGACGTGAAGTTTTCTGATCCGGCGGATGTCGGTGGCTCGTATGCGGAATTCCTGCGGGTGCAGTTTCGCGCAGTCGCTGTGGCCATGGGCATCACCTACGAACAGTTGACCGGTGATCTGTCGGGCGTGAATTACTCGTCGATCCGCGCCGGTCTCCTGGAGTTCCGTCGCCGATGTGAAGCCATCCAGCATGGCGTGATCGTGCATCAGATGTGCCGCCCGATCTGGCGTGCATGGATGGATGCCGCAGTGCTCAGTGGCGCACTGACAGCGACAGGTTATGCCAAGAGCCGTCAGTCCGCCAGAGCGTGGCAGGCGGTGAAGTGGATCCCGCAAGGCTGGCAGTGGGTGGATCCCGAGAAGGAATTCAAAGCCCTCCAACTGGCCATTCGCTCCGGTTTGATGAGCCGCTCTGAAGCCATCTCGTCCTTTGGCTACGACGCGGAAACGATCGACAAAGAGATTGCGGCAGACAACGCCAGGGCTGATGCGTTGGGGCTCGTTCTTGATACGGACCCCAGGCAAGTGGCCCGCAATGGTGCAACCAACTCGGCTGCTCCCTCGCTCCCTCCTGACTCACCAAGCGCGCCCTTGGTAGATCAGCAAACCTAAAACCAGAGGACCTATGAACCACATCTCGTCGATGCCGCATTTGGCATCGCGAATCTTTGGCACGCCCCTACTGATTCACCCCAGAAAACTGGATGTGATTCTCTCGGTGCTTGGCCCCCGCTTGGGAGTGGCCATGTCAGACGATTCGCAACAACTCATCAAGCACTTGGCTGCGCAGGCCCCGCCTGCCAATCCAACATCATTCACATCGAACATCGCTGTCATCAGCGTGTCCGGCACCTTGGTGCGGCGAGCGGCAGCAGTCGATGCAGCCTCAGGCCTGACCAGTTACTCGGCCATCAGTGCGCAGCTTGCGCAGTCGGTTCGAGATCCTGCAGTCAATGCGATCTTGCTGGACATTGACTCACCAGGCGGCGAAGCCGGTGGAGCGTTTGATCTAGCAGACCAGATCGTGGCAGCTCGGCAGGTCAAACCCATCTGGGCCGTTGCCAACGACGACGCGTTCTCGGCAGCGTATGCCATCGCCAGCGCAGCCACACGGGTCTATGTCACTCGTACCGGTGGTGTGGGCTCCGTCGGAGTGATTGCGCTGCATGTCGATCAGTCGCAGCGCGATGCCATGAATGGACTTCGCTACACAGCGGTGTACGCAGGAGACCGCAAGAACGACATGTCGCCTCATGCGCCTTTGTCCACTGATGCAGCTCAAGCGCTGCAGGCGGAAGTGGACCGGCTTTATGGCCTGTTCGTAACAACGGTCGCCGCCAACCGAAACCTCTCAGTGCAAGACGTTCAAGACACCGAAGCCGGACTGTATTTCGCGCAAGACGCAATTGATGCCGGTCTGGCCGATGTGGTCGGGACGCTTGAGGACGCACTGATTGCTTTGAGTGAAGAGCTCCAAACGAAAACGACATCCATCGCGCGAATTCAAGGTTCGGGCCGCGAGATGGGGATCTCCACGCCCGGACCGTCCATGAAAAGGAGCGTTTGCATGCAAAACGATGCAACCCAAACTGCCGATGGGCAGACAAACCAAGAAGAGCAACACCAACCAGCCGACCAGACGGGCACTGGGCCTGCACAAGATGGCGATGCCGCGCAAAGAACTGGTGATCAACCTGGCGCACAGGTGCAAGCCAGTGTTGTGGCCCAAGGTCACGACATCAAGGCGGCCAGTGCTCAGGTGCTGGCCATTGCCGAGATGTGCCTTCTAGCGGGCAAGTCCGAGATGACGGCGGCCCTGATCGAGCGTGGCGTCTCAGTTGACCAGGCACGCAAGGAGCTGTTGGCGGCCAAGGCCTCTGGTTCTCCCGAAATCTCCAGCCGCATCTTGCCCGAGGCAGGAACCCAAACCCAAGCCAAGCCCGAAGACAGCCCTGTCGTTCGTGCCGCGCAGCAGCGCGCTCAAAAGCAGCGTGACGCAACGCAAGTCCCCCACCGTTGATAGGAGAACCTGATGACTGCCATTACCAATGACCTTACCTTGGGCGACCTGCTCAAGTACGAAGAGGAAAACCTGTACTCCCGTGACCAGGTCACAGTGGTTTCCGGGCAAAACCTCAAGCTCGGGACCGTGATTGGTCGAGTGAGTGCGACCCAAAAGGTCAAAGCTCTCGACCCTTCGGCCACCGATGGTTCAGAGGTCGCCGCTGGCGTGGTGTTGCAAAGCATCGATGCCAGTGCCGCAGAAAAAACCAATGGCCTGATCGTTTCGCGTCAAGCCATCGTGGCCGATCACGCGCTGGTCTGGCCAGTTGCTATCACCACGGAAGAAAAAACCGCAGCCATCGCTCAGCTTGAAGCGATCGGCGTCCTCGTTCGTCAAGGAGTCTAAGCAATGAACAATCCTTTCCAGTCCCCTGCGTTTTCGATGACGGCGCTCACCGCTGCCATCAACATCCTGCCTAACCAGTTCGGCAAGCTCGATCAGATCAACCTGATGCCTGCTCGTCCTGTGCGCTTTCGCCAAATTGCGGTGGAAGAGCGCAATGGCGTTCTGAACCTGCTGCCTACGCTGCCTGTCGGTGCCCCTGGCACGGTGGGCAAGCGTGGTCGCCGCACGCTGCGCTCGTTCATCATCCCGCACATTCCGCACGACGATGTGGTGCTGCCCGAAGAGGTGCAAGGCCTTCGCGCCTTCGGCTCTGAAACCGACACCGAAACCATCGCGAACGTTATGGCCGAGCATCTGCAGTCGATGCGCAACAAGCACGCCATTACGCTGGAGCATTTGCGCATGGGCGCACTCAAGGGCGTGATCCTGGATGCGGACGGTTCGGTTCTCTACAACCTCTTCGATGAGTTCGGCATTGAACCCAAGGAATTCAACTTCGCGCTCAACAACGAAAAAACCGATGTCAAGAAGAAGTGCCTGGATCTCAAGCGCTACCTTGAGCTCAACCTCAAGGGCGAATACATGACCGGAGTTCGCGTGCTTGTCTCTCCGGAGTTCTTCGACCTTCTGACGGCTCACCCCAATGTGGTCAAGGCGTATCAGTGGTACCAGGAGAGTCTGGCGCTGCGTGCAGACCAACGCACTGGTTTCACCTTTGCGGGCGTCACCTTCGAGGAGTATCTGGGCCAAGCATCCGATGTGGATGGCAATGTCCGAAAGTTCATCGCTTCTGGCGAAGGCCATGCCTTCCCCGAAGGCACGGTGGACACCTTTGCCACGTACTTCGCACCGGCTGACTTCAACGAGACGGTCAATACGCTGGGCCAGCCCCTGTACGCCAAGCAAGAGCCTCGTGAATTTGGTCGTGGCACGGATCTGCATACGCAGAGCAATCCGCTGCCGATGTGCCATCGTCCGGGGCTCTTGGTCAAGCTCCTGGCCAGCTGATGCCAATCGATCCGTTTGCCTTGGGTGTCAAACGGCTGTTCGCAAGTTTGGGATCCCCGGCGCAGTACTGCACTGTGGCTGGGGAGACCATCGAACTCAAGGTTATCAGCAAGGCGCCGGATTCGGTACAGGAATTCGGCCAGTCACATCTGGCGGTGACCTCGTACCGGTTTGACTTGCAAGCGGCAGATGTCGCCCGGCCTATAGAAGGCGATCGCCTGACGTGGCGGGGTGTCATCTACGTTATTCAAGGCGATGCGCTGGTCGACCGTGATCGTTTGATCTGGACGGTGAGCGCCTACCCCTTGCCTGACTATCCCTCGACGGCGAGGTGAGCATGAGCGTGCGACTACTGGCTGCCCTACAGGGCGATCTCTCCAAGATGATGGCGCAGGAGCTGAACTCGGCTCGGGTGGCGGTGACCAGAGGCGTGCGAGAGGCGACGCAAGGGCTCAAGAGTGAATTGCGCTCGCAAATCGAAGGCTCTGGTTTGGGCTCGCGTCTGGCCAATACCTGGCGTGGGGAGGTGTACCCGAAGGGCCGCCCCAGCTTGGGGTCGGCGGGGCTTGTGTACAGCCGAGCGCCTGTTGTCGTTGCTGCGCACGACCAAGGTGCGTTGATCCGTTCGAAGAACGGGTTTTGGCTTGCCATCCCGCTCCCTGCAGCAGGCACTGGGCCACGCGGCAAACGTATGACGCCTGGTCTGTGGGAGCGCATGCGCGGTCAACGACTGCGCTTTGTGTATCGCTCGGGCAAACCGTCGCTCTTGGTGGCGGACAACTTTCGGGCCAAAACAGGCAAGCGCGGAGGCTTCGCGGCAGCATCTGCCTCCGCTCAGAAATCAGGACGAGGGCTGACCACAGTCCCCATTTTTTTGCTGGTACCGCAAGCCCAACTCAAGAAGAAATTCGACATCGCCAGTGCCGCCCAGCGGTGGCAAGACCGGCTGATGGTGTTGGTCACGCAGTCGTGGCCAGAAGAAAGTTCGGACACATGAAATGACGATCAAAACCAGCCAACGAGAAGCGGCGCTGGGGGCTTTGTTCACGCTGTTGGACGGCCTTCCCCTGCAGCCCAATGCCATACGCAGAAATTCATCCTTGCCGGAGCGGCTCAGCGAGCACGCCATGGTGTTCTTGCGAGATGGGGACATGACTCAAGTCGACGTCACCTTGTCACCTGTGACCTATTTGTGGGAGCACGCGGCAAGCATCGAAATCTATGTTGCGCACCCCGAGGCGTCTGCCAGAGACGCGCGCATGGATGAATTGCTTCAGGCGCTGGGCACCCTGGTCTTGGCCGATCCGACCTTGTCTGGACAGATCGACCACACCGAAGTGATGCCGCCCAAATTTGAAGACGTCAAACCCGAAGGGTCTGTGGGCATCAAGGCCTGCACGCTGGACGTGGTGATGCATTACGCGAGCAGCCATCCCTTGGCCTGATCGCATCACAAACTTTAACAACCTGGAGATTCACCATGGCTCGTGCATATGGCGCGAACGCCAGCCTATTGGCTGCGTTTGAACCCACCTATGGCAACACACCGACCGGAGACTTTGGAAAGATTCCATTTGTCTCCACCACCTTGGGCTCAGAGCAAGGCCTGATTGCTAACGATCTGATTGGCCTGGGTCGAGACCCGAGTGCGCCCATCCGTGACGTGATCAAAGTCGAGGGTGACATCGTCATTCCCATCGACCTGCGCAACATCGGCATGTGGCTTAAAGCGCTGCTGGGCAGTCCAGTGAGCCTGGGAGACACCGCGCACACCCACACCTTCGTTTCTGGCAACTCAGGTCTGCCGAGCCTGTCACTGGAGACGGGACTGCCGGACATCCCAGCGTACTTTTTGGCCTCTGGTGTGATGGCCAACTCGCTGCAGGTGAAGTTCGCCCGATCTGGCGCAGCGGATGCCACCTTGGGCCTCATTGCCCAAGGGGAGGTAAAGCGCACCGCCAGCGCAGACGTGACGCCCACCACTTTGCCGATCACCCGCTTCAATCAGTTCCAAGGTTCGATCAAGAAGAACGGTCAGTCCCTGGGCAACGTGGTCGCAGCGCAGTTGACCTATTCGAACAACCTGGCGCGCATCGAAACGATTCGCTCCGACGGAAAGATCGAAGGGGCCGATCCCACGGTGGCCAGCTTGACGGGCAACTTGGAAGTGCGCTTTGCGGACACGGAATTGATCGACGCCGCGACCAACAACACCCCGCTGGAGTTGACCTTCAGCTATGTCATTGACGCCACCAAGAGTCTGACCTTCATCGCGCATGAGGTCTACCTGCCCAAGCCCAAGCTCTCGATCTCTGGCCCCGGTGGCATTCAGGCCACCTTTGACTGGCAGGCTGCCAAGAACACCGCAGCCGGTCACATGTTGACTGTGCAACTCGTCAATGACGTGGTTGCGTACTGAAACTAAGAGGCAAACATGCTCAAACTCAATCTAAAACGTGAGCCGTATTGGCTTGACCTGGTCCAAGGCGTGCGCATCAAAGTCAAGCCTGCGACCACCGCACTGGTCATGGCAGCTCGCCATGCAGCGGCCCTGATCGATGGCAAAGACCACGCGGCAGCCGGAGAGCGCACCGCCACCCTCATCACCGAGTTGGCCAAGGCTGCCATCCTGGCTTGGGAGGGTGTGGGTGACGAAAAAGGTAAAGCCGCAGCCGTTACGCCCGATGGCATTGCTGCGCTAATGGAACTGTGGCCTGTAGCCGATGCCTTCGAGCGTGAATACCTGGCCGCGCTTTATCTCTTGGATGCCGAAAAAAACGGCTGAAGGCCCGCACCGAATGGCACTTCGGTGGTGGTGCTACGTACTGCGGGGCATGCGAGGCGACCTGTCCTGAGTGTCCGTACCAGGTGAATTCACCCCGGACCGAAGAAGGCTGGCAGGCCCTCGCGGTGCTTGATGTCTGTTCATCCCAAGTGCGCGCTGTTCAAGGTGCAGTGCTGGGCATGGACTTCAACGCGTGGATGTCTGCCAGCCAGGCCCTGGATGCAGATCCTGCTGCCATGACCCACTTTTTCCCTGCCATTGAGGCGGGCCTGACGCAAGCATTGAACAAACCATCTTCGGACAACCCACATGGCTGAACGTAACCTATCGATTCGACTGGCTGTCATTGACGGCGGCAAAGTCAAAGCCGAACTGGCAGATGTGGGCGAGGCCGGAGAGCGATCGCTCAAAAAGATCGAGTCGGCATCGCAGCCTGCCTCTGCTGGTCTGAACCTGCTATCCAAGGCGGCCAACGATGCATTCGTGCGCATGGAAGACGCAACATCCCGTCTAGGAATGCTGGGCAGTGTTCTCGGTCGTCTTGGTCCCGCCGGGATGATCGTGGGGGCATCCGTTGCTGCGCTCGGCTATGGCATGCATCAGCTGGTTGTTCCGGTTGCTGAGGTTGGCGAAGAGCTCAACAAGCTTTCTCAGAAAACTGCTGTTTCGGTCGAGGCCTTGTCGGCACTGTTGTATGCCTCCGAGCTGTCGGACGTGAGTGCTGAGAGTTTGACCAAGGCGCTCAAATTCCTCTCGACTGCCATGTTTGACGCCAAGGTCAAGGGTGGCGAAGGCAGTGCGGCGCTCAAGGCGTTCGGGGTGTCGGCGCTGGATGCGCAAGGGCAGATTCGACCAACTGAGCAGGTGCTCTTGGATCTGGCGGAGAAATTCGCAGCCATGCCCGACAGTGCAGAAAAGGCGGCACTCGCTGTCAAACTGTTCGGTAAGAACGGTCTAGACATGATCCCCATGCTCAACCAGGGGCGTGATGGGCTGACTGAAATGATGGAAGAAGCCAAGCGCCTCGGGCTGGTCATGTCTGCCGATGCAGCACGCGCTGCAGAGGAATTCAACGACAACATGAAGCGCTTGCACGCGGTCAACGAAGGCGTGCAGCGCCAAATCGGATCTGCGTTGCTGCCGATCCTGGCTGACCTGACGGAGCAGATGTTCCTGGCCAAAACCGAGGCCGGTGGATTCACGAGCGAGTTGCAGACCATCACGCACAACCGGCAACAGGTTCTGTCCTTTCTTGAGGAAGTCGCAACCGGGCTCGGCTTCATTGCCGAATCGGCAGTGCTTGCCAAGCGCGTGATCAGCCAGCCGTTTGACAGTCTGCAGGTGGTCGCCAAGGACGTGGAGACCTGGATTAAGACCGACATGCTGCGCTCCATGAAATCCATGGGCTATGACGAGACGCAGATCAATGCCGAAATCGCCAAGTTGCAAGCGGCACGCGATCGGTTTGTCGAAGCGGCCAACGACCGCTTGACGCACCTGACGGACAACCCAGGCTACGTCAATAAAATCGAAAAGTTCTTCGACGAGCAACGTCGAACGGTGCGCGTGATGGGGCAGAAGTTTGTTCTGGAAACGGCAGAACAAGCTGCACAGGTTCAAAAGATCTATGACGAGTTCTTGCCCAAGATGCCTCGCAAACGACCCAGTGGGCTAGATCTGTCTGGCTTTGAGAAGAACAACGAAGGCTTGCAGTTCTTGAAGCAGTTAGAGCAGCGCGCCCTACGCGTGACCCAAGGCGAAGGCGCTGAGTTGCGCGCGCGGGCCTTGGAACTCGAGCGCAAGGGTTACGCAGGTGTTGTCAAGGAAGCGGAAAAGTACATCGACGCCATTGAGCGGATGGAAAAGCAGAAGGAAGCCGACAAGAAATTCGAGGAGTACGAGAAGGAGCTGCAAAAGGTCCATCAGATCACCGAGAACTACATCGGCAACAACCGCCTCAAGCAGGAAGAGTTGCAGTTGAAGCGCCAGCTTATGGATGTCGGCGAAGCCGAGCGCGCAGCTTTGCAGACCCGCTTCGAAATGGAAAAGGCGGCTGTCATGGCGTTGCGCCAGGCCGAGCAAATCAACGACCCTGGCCTCAAAGCCGAGGCTATCGCTGCGATCAACGATGCTTTGGCGCGGCAGTTGCCGATCGTTGAAGAGCTTGCTCGGGCCAATGTGGAATATCAACGCAGCTTTGACTATGGCCTTCGCAGTTCCCTGCGCACCTACATCGAGGACGCGACCAATGCGGCCAAGCAGGCTGAACGTGCCGTAACCGGTACCTTCAAGGGCATGGAAGACGCAATGGTTCAGTTTGTGACGACCGGCAAGGTGGACTTCAACAGTCTGGCCAATTCAATCATTGCGGACCTGGTTCGCATCCAGATCCAAAAAATGATCACCTTGCCATTGGCCGGGTGGATGAGCGGACTGAATCTGTTTGGTGGTTCAGGCGGCAACGGGCTGGGCGGTGCATTCCCAGCTGGAGCTACGGACCTGATGTCAGGCGGCACGATGGTGGCGCACACCGGCGGCCTGATTGGCAGCGATGTGCTGGCTACACGCGCTGTCGGGCTGCAGCACTTCGATGGCGCTCAGCGGTTTCATACCGGTGGCTTGGTGGCGGGTGAGGTGCCCATCATCGCGCAGCCGGGTGAGGCGGTTTTCACGCAGGGGCAGTTGCGCGCACTCGGTGGCGCATTGGCAAAAAACAATCCGTCGCCGGTCAAGGTGCTGGTGAATGTGACCAACCATGCCCCAGGCGTCGATGCGAGAGTTCAAACCACTCAGCAACCCGACGGTAGCACTCGGCTGGATGTGATCGTCGAGCAGATTGAGGCGCGCATGAATCGTTCTATCAACCAAGGTGTGGGTATTGCCCCCACGCTTGAGCGTCGCTATGGGCTCAATCCAGCGGTAGGAGCTTTGCGATGAGTGATGTGACCTTGCCTGCTGGCATCCCTGTTTGGCCGGACACCTTGCCGCTGCCGCGCATCGAGGGCTATGGGCTGGCCCCGCAATCGAATGCGGTGCGAACGGACATCGATGCCGGGGCGGCTCGGATGCGCTTGCGCTCCACGAGCACGCTTTATCGGGTGCGCGCGGAGTGGCGTTTCTCGCAGGAGGCGTTTGCTGTGTTTGATGCCTGGTGGATGCATGTCCTCAACCAAGGCGTTCTCTGGTTTGCGATGCCCTTGGCGGGTGGCTTGGGTGTTCAGGCGGTGCAGTCCCGATTCATCGCACCGTGGGACACCGAGCTGTTGCCCGGCAACCGATGGCAAGTCAAAGCGCAATTGGAAGTGCAGGAATTTCCACGGCTCACTGCCGATGAGACCCAAGTTGCTGCGGTGCTGGGGCCGGATGCCATTGCGCTGGGGCAACGCCTGCACACCTGGCTCAACCAATCCATGGCTGCCGCTGATTACTGGTAGATCAATTAAAGGAACCCAATCATGACCCTCAAGACCCGGCTGGATGAAGCTGTGGGAACGATCGAGGGGGATGCCCAACTGCTCCATGAGATCGTCCACGGGGATGATCAGACGACCGTAACCACGGAAGGTGGCCAGGTCAAGAGCGTGGCCAACGTCATTCATGGGGTTCAAACCCAACTTGATGCGTCCCGCCAAGAACTGACCAATCAGGTAGCCACAGCCACTCAACAAGCGAGCAATGCTGCGCAATCAGCCAGCAGTGCATCGACATCGGCCACGACAGCCAGCACCAAGGCTAGTGCGGCCAGTGATTCTGCAACCAGTGCGGCAAGTTCCGCGACTGCCGCAGCGTCTTCCGCAACCACGGCCAGCAACAAAGCCAGCGATGCCAGCAGCAGTAAAACGGCGGCGGCCACCTCGGCAACCAATGCGGCCACCAGTGCCACCAATGCAGCGAGCTCGGCAACAGCGGCGGCAGCTTCGTCCACCACCGCGACGCAAAAGGCCAGCGATGCGGCTAACAGTGCCAGTTCGGCGGCAGCCTCCGCCACCACGGCCAGCAGCAAGGCAACCGATGCACAGACCGCTTTAGCATCTGCGCAGTCCCAGGCTTCATTGGCTTCCGACTGGGCGCAGAAAACCGCTGCAACGGTCGACGGCACCGGGTATTCGGCGAAGTATTGGGCGGACCGGGCGGCCAATTCGGCGGCAGTGGTCACCACCAATACGGTGATTCCGGCAGATGTTTTTGCAGGGGATGGCGTCAAGACGGATTTCACCCTCAGCCATCCCGTGGCTTATCCGGGTGCTGTGTTGGTGACTGTGGCCGGAGTTCCTCAAGCACCAATAGATTCGTACTCGGTCCCCGCAAGTACGACCCTGCGCTTTGTGTCCGCACCGGCGACAGGTGTGGGCATCAGTGTTCGATATCTCGACAAGGAAGCTCAATCTGGCGCAGCGTCTGCACAGGAGTGGGCCACCAAAACAGGCGGTGTGGTCTCCGGCTCGACGGAATATTCGGCCAAGTACCACGCCCAGGCAGCTGCTGCGAGTGCCACTTCGGCATCGTCGTCTGCGACGGCGGCATCTGGAAGTGCGACATTGGCAGCAGGCTCCGCAACCACGGCCACGACCAAGGCTGCTGATGCAGGGACGTCGGCCACCAATGCGGCAACTTCAGCTGCTACAGCCAGCACCAAAGCCAGCGACGCTGCGACATCGGCGACCAATGCTGCGAACAGTGCCAGCGGGGCATCTGCCTCTGCGACAACGGCAACAGCTAAGGCCACCGATGCAAGCAGCAGCGCAACAGCTGCAACAAGTTCGGCCAGCAGTGCATCTGGCAGTGCCATTCTGGCGCAGGATTGGGCGACCAAAACGACAGCCCCCGTCAGCGGCAGTGACTATTCGGCCAAGTATTACGCGCAGTCAATTTCGACTTCGGCGGCAACCGCCACGCAAAAGGCAACGGATGCGGCGGCCAGTGCAACGGCTGCGGCTGGTTCAGCAAGTACCGCCTCGAACAAAGCATCGGATGCCGCATCGTCGGCGACCAATGCAGCGGCATCTGCCAGTACCGCCAGTACGCAGGCCACTGCAGCGGCAACCTCAGCTACGAATGCGGCGGGCTCCGCTACTGCAGCGGCAGGTTCTGCCACCACCGCAAGTGGCAAAGCGACGGACGCAGCCAACAGTGCCACGGCGGCGGCAACCTCGGCCAGCAACGCCAGCACGAGTGCCACCAATGCGGCAACTTCGGCCACGTCGGCAGCTGGGTCAGCCACAACGGCGACGACTAAAGCTGGGGATGCAACGGCGAGTGCTACTGCAGCGGCCAGTTCAGCGACTGCGGCGGCAGGCAGTGCCACAAGCGCAGCAGGGTCGTTGACGGCATCGCAGGCGCAAGCAGCACTGGCTTCTGATTGGGCACAAAAGACCACCGGTACGGTCGACGGCAGTGGTTACTCAGCCAAATACTGGGCAGGGCAAGCGGCAGGATCGGCAGCGGCGGT